GAAGTGACAACCTTTCCAAGCACAGTTAGCAGCCGAAACTGTAATAGTTGAAGCAGCAGCACCGAAAGTGAAAGTAGGTCTATTAAGACCAGTTCCAAGACCGATGATAGTTACACCAGCTACGTCAAGAGCGATACTTGTTACCGTCTCAGCGTGTCCTGGCATTACATAAATCACATCTCCAGCACTAGCGGTGCATTCACCGATAGCTGCGTCAACAGTAGTGAAGTATCTCAATTTTCCATCAGCGTCAGGAGTAAAGATTTGGTTAAGCATATCGTAATTTGCAGTATTCACATCTCCTACGATAAATACTTTACCAGAACCAGAGAATGGGAATTGACCCACGACCTGTCCGTAGCCAGAATTCAAATTATACATTTTTTTATTGTTAATCTCATATATATCCACCAGCCCACCAGTCGCTTTCGCGTTGCTTTATATACAAGAAGTTAAATTAAGCCGAAGTAGGCAATGAAGCTATAATCCCACGTCCAGAAACAACACAGATACCGTAACGACCACGAACTCCGAAAGTCCAGTTATCGTTGTGGATGTCTTCACCGTTGTTACCAGTTGAAGGAGTTTTCAAGTTAGCTGGCTCTTTAATAGCCAGATAAGCCTGCCATCCGAGAATACCTTTACCAGTCGCAGCATAGAACCAAATCTTCCTCTTGGTAGAGTCAGTAGCTCCTGTTGCAGTAGTAGCAAGGTAGGGGAGAGAAACAATCTTGACACCACCAGCGTAAGGGTTGATGACACCAGAGTTGTTCTGTGTTGGGTCAGTAGGTGACTTGGTGACGCGAGCCATTTCATTCAAGGTGTTCGGGTCATCAGTAGTGATGAGAGTGTTAAAGTTCATAACACGCTTTTCACCGAAAGCACTCTTGATTTCAGTCGTGGTCAAAGCCTGCGCAAGTTCGTAAGCACCAGCAGAGAACAATGGGTCATTAGCGACTCTGTTTCTGTAAGTGTCTGTAGAAGCAGCGAGTTTGTGAACAGACGAAGCCAATGCCAAACCATCACCCATTGAAATGTCGATAGTTTCACCATCACGGTCAACGTAGGTTGTCGCAGAGGCGAAAGTCAATCTGTGAGTAAGGTCAAGTTCCATTCTTGAAGGAATGAACTCTGAAAGGCTGGTCATCTTACCGATGATTACTTGGTCTTCGTTGTCATCACGCATTTCTTTTGTGATGTCGATTTCCTTAGCAAATCTGCGGAAAGTAAGGGTCTTTGAATAACCACTAGCGACAGAAGCCTTTTTAGCGTCTTCACCTTCTGGTTTCAAATCAGCAAACGTCTCGATATCTACTTCTTTGTAAACCTTGGTGTTTCCTGTGTGTCCTTCTACATTGTCAGAGATGAACAACTGTGAAGCGACTTTTGGCACAAGTTCCTGATAAATACTGAACTCCTTTTTTTGAGTATCAACAAAATCTGACATCGTCTCTTCATTGAGAGTGCCGTATGATACATAAGTCATATTTTAGTTTTTAGTTAATTAAGATGTTACTACATCGACATTGCTTACAGTAGCGTTGATTTTTACCAATGCGACAGTAGAACTCACAAAGCCAACGATAGTGACAACTTTCTTAGAAGTTGCATTAACGTCAATACTTACAGAGTCTTTAAGGTCGTAACGGTTACCAATCATAGCGGTTGTAAGAGTTCCAGTTCCGACATCGACACGAAAGACATTGTCATCTTGTGGGATGATAAAGTTAGCAGTCTTAGCGACAGCATAGTCTGAGTCAGTAGTAGCGATTGTCTTCTGGATAATACCGAAGTGGTCACCAGAAGTAGCGTCCGCAGGAATCAAAGCACCAGAGCCATCGGCATACGCCAAAGCACCATTGATGAAAGCCTGTGAAGCAGGAACGGGGAACTTCATTGTGACAGCTCTTCCCGATACAAGTTTGAAAGCCATTTTAGTTTTCTTAGTTTATAAATTTCTATTTCTCCATAGATAGTTGTTACCTCACGTTAGTAACATCGAAAAAAGCCTCGTCATAGCTGGATATACCAGCCAATGACGAGGCGAACCGAATTTAGCCTATAACGAGGCAAGCCGTAATTTTTATTTTGTAAGAATGTCTTGAATTTCCTTTAAGGTAATTTCCTTTTCTTCTTTGCCGAATAGTTTAACAATCGTGTTATCCCAACTGGTAGATAAAGACTCGTTCACAAAAGTAAGAGGAGTATCAATCAACGAAAGGACTAGATTTTTAACATAAAAGATTTCACCCATTGTCATCTCTTCTTTGAGATAAAGTTCTAAAATCTGTTTCTGAACTTCATAACAATCTTTGGCACGTTTCTCAATGTCCGTTTCCAGGAGTTCTTTCATCTTATTTTTTGCGATAAGGTCTAAAACCTTTTCTGCGATAGGCACGCATTTAGCGTCTCTCTGTTCTGTTGTCATAATTATATATTTATTACATTATCATCTACTTCAAATTCTACACCATTTACTTTTACTGTAATCTTTGAATAAGGTATTGAAACAGTATTCTCGGTGTATTTACCTGTATGGATTTGTCTGTCCCCTTTGTATTCGATTACCTCAATAGGGTCTCCCTCTACCTCTACAGTTCCTTTTTCCTCTTTGGTGATAAGAGCTTCAATCCTCGGAAGGGTCAAGACTTCACGCCAAGACATTTTCTTTTTAGAAGTTTTATCTCCGTCTTTTAAAATGAAGGTGGAAAGAATAATCTCATCTCCGTTCTTGTCTTTATCTCTATCACTAGAGCCGTCTGTTCCCACGATAATCTTACCGTCCAGACTTCGGAGCTTGACATAATGTTCGTTGATTTTCTTTTTAATAACGCCAGTGTTCTTAGTTCGAGTAGCGTCTGCTACCCCTTCGGCGATAAGTCTTTTAAGTTCTTTTTCGTCAATAGTAATTTCTGCCATTATTTTTGAGTAAATTGTTTAGTAATCGAAAAGCGTTCTGCGATAGCTTTCTTTTGTTCACTATCACCAGGGGCAGGTTTAGCACCAGCACCCGAAGCAGATAAGAAGTTTGGGATATCTGGACTCTTAGTAACCAACTGATAAGCCTCTAGCAAATGTTCTTTGCCCTTGTCTTCAGTATCACCTGCGGATAGTTTCTCAAAGTAGAATTTAATCTTCTTTGCTTCCTCGATGTCTGTAGTCAACTTAGAAATTTCCTCGTTGATTTCTTTAGCTTTGATTTCGTTTCTAAGACCACTAATATCTTCTTCGTGTTTCTTTCTGAATTCGGCAAGTTCCGCCTCTTTTTCGGCAGCAATTTGTTCTGCTGTTTTATTGGCTTCCTTTTCTTTTTCTCGGAGTTGCTTAAAGTTATAATCCTTGTCTTCAAGCCCCTTGAGTTTTTCTTTCAGAGTTTTAACTTCATCGACTGGGACATAACTTTTAAGCTGTTCGTCCAATTCCTCTTTTGTAAACACTTCGATGTCTTCATCGTTTTCATTTTTCACAATCATTCTTGATTTGTTAGTGAGTAAGTTTTGTAAGCGGTCAATTCTTCCTGCAACACTCTAAGTCCGTCTATCTTTCCAAGACGGAAATCAGTCAATTGCTGATTGTCTATGTTCGGAAGTAATTGATTGCGTTCTTCGTCTAAAATATCTGTAATAATTTCGGTTATAAGTTCATAACATCCTGCTACTTGTTTAGCACGTTCTGTTTCCTCCGCTTCGGTAAGAGCTTCTTTCTTGAAATTGAGCGAGGAGAGAAAAGCTAGGTTTCTTCCCATTATTTCCTTGCGAAACAAATATTTGTAAAATTCTTCTATCATATCTTCATATTCGTAGTTGATTTAGCGGGGTCAGGGACATTAGCCATTGAGCCAGTTTCAACTGGACTAACGCCAGCCTGTCCTGTCTCTTGAGGTTGCATAGGCGTTTGTGTAGAGCCGTTAGGAAAGAGTTTAGATTTATCCTTTTCCCAGATAGTAGCGTAGTCATCAGCGACATAATCCCAACCGACACTTATAACAGGAGCAAAGGCTTGAAGTCCTGCGATAAACTCTTTATTCATAACCTTTGAAAGGTCAGAGTTCTTCTTTTGTTTCGGAACTATTGCAATCTGCCAAATAATCTTGGCGGTCTTAATCCATTCAGGGTCGATGATAGTAATCTTGGTAGGTTTACCGCTTTGCTTCTCGTAGTCCTTTTCCATTCCTAAAACATCTTCGGAAGTGTAAGATTTATCATCAGCTCTTACGATATTCACTCCGATACCTCTATCTTGGATAGGTGCTGTTCTTGCGATAGAGCGATACTTCTTAACTATTTCACCTTTAGCTGAATCTACGACTGTGCCAGTAGGTTCAAACCAATTCTGTAAGATGTTGTAAAGTCTAAGCCACGCAAGTTTCTCTTCCAAAAGTCCGCACATATTCGTGATAACTCCGATAGAAGCCTCTGCTTGACGCTGTGCCAAGACTGACTCAGTAGCGGTGGTATCTCCACTCTTTTGCTGTCCCTGAAAGTTGGGGGACACGGAATTGAAGTCGTTGGTTTCTTGGAGTTTATTAATTAACATCATTTCAGCGTTGGTCATTCCGTTGTTTGATGTATTTTGGTCAAAGATAGGAACTTGCTCCGGTCTTATTCCATTTACCACGTTACCTGCCTTGAACATCTTTGAAGAAAGAAGTCTGCCAGAAAGGTTAGCCCTTGATGGGTTAAAGCTCTTTTCAGTCTTTTCTACTGCCAAGCGTAACAAGTGGTCATATATGGCTACATTTCCTTTAATGCGAGCTACAAGCGATTTACCGTAAGCAAAAGTCATTGTAATCGGCTCAAGGTTCTGTTGAACGATATTGTAATCATCCCATCCCCAAAGGAATGGAAGGTTCATAGGAGTCATCAGAATACCATTGATAAAGATACAGAACTCGTTGCTTCCTTTGTTTTGATATTTTATAATCTCGACTTGTCCCTCGTCTACTTCGGTTATATGCCAACCGTATTGAGTATTCTGTTTACCGTCAGTAATCGGGTTTCTAACAATCTTTTTAGGAACGTATTTCCACCTTTCCCACTTGCCGTAGATTGACTTAGCATTCTCATAGGGCATTACCTCGACAGTGAAGAGGTCTGGCTGGTTAGAGATGAAGTATTGTCGTATATCTCCGAGGTAAACTCCTAGTCCACTAAGGATGTTTCTTTCAGGTTGGGGGAGAGACTTCTTAATGGTTTCAGACCATTTAATCGCTATATCACCATTAAACTTGCCCTCTAGGTTTTTCTTAACAATGCTCTTTGTTTTCCATACTTCCTCGACAAATACGGTTCCTTGTTTAAGAAGTTCATATTGTCTTAAAATCTTTTTCTCCTCGTCTCCTTCGAGTTCTTCTGTCTTATAAATGATATTCTCGATAGAGTTACCTAAAGACTCAATCTCGTTATTATCATCATTGAAAGCCGAAATATCGGGGGAGAGGTTAAGGTTTGATATAGCCGAAAGGATTGCAAATAACTTACTTCTGACTGTTCCTGACTGGAAGTTATTATCGTATTTGTCCTTTTTAGGCTCGATATATGTATTTGCACCTTTCTCATTTGACTCGTAGTATTGAGAATACGTCATCCCATCAAATTCGTCTCTTGGGGTTTGATACTGCTTTTCTATTACAGTCAATCGAGCGTGTTTCTCGGAGATATATTTTTCCTCTTCTTCGGAGTATTCTATTCTTAATTGTTCTTCTTGTTCCATTATTGTTTTTTAAAAGACTGAAAATTTATCAAATTCTTCTTTGACTTCCTCTTGAAAGTCCAAATATGGTGTAAGGTCACCCTCGTTATCACAAAAGTATTCATAGGCTGAACGCATATGAGAGTCTGACGAGTGAACTGGTTTTTGTATTGCCTGAGTGGTGTTCGCAGCCTCCTTTACTTTCGGATAGCGGGCATTCCTCAAAGAGTAAATCAACTTCTCGCACATATCAGGGTCTATGCTTAATCTTCTAAAGGTAGGTTTTGTTAAATCACGCAAATCTTTCCATTTACGGTTATTCCAATCCTTACATTCCACCCATATTCCGAATTTTCTTTGTAAGACATCACGACAAGACTCGCCTGTGTTGTTTCGTGTTTGTTTAATAGATGGGTCACCGAAGAATGTAGCCTTACCCCAGTATTTATGTCGTTCGATAACTTCTAAATCGTAGTCATTGTATTCGTACTCCGAAGATACAGGATACCCGAAGAAAGGAGCATAGAATGAAATGTCTTTTCCGAAGTTCTGGTAACAATCTAAAGCAAATAACTGACCTGTATGGAAGTCTTTTTGTAGCCAGATTAAAGCTGTGCCGTCTAGTCCATCGTCCATCGTTACATATAAAGGTTTCTGCGGGTTATACTCGCATTTCTCTATCTTTGTCCTTGAAAGGTCGTTAGCGTAAACCTTTCCCTCGACTGTTCCGTCGTAGGATTTCATAACCTCACGATTGAACTCTTCCTCTGACTTAGATTCTTTTCTATCTGCCAACCATTTATCGTCTCTCGAAGGAACATCTCGCCAGTCAAAGTCAAAGACGTTAATCTTACCAGCCTGTCCGTTTCTTAACTTGTAACAAAAGGAGTCTTTACCTTCTTCTGGTGGAGTTGTGATTGCTATACGGAAATTCGTTGACTCTCCGCAAGAACTCCAAGCTGACCGAGCGTCTTCCCAGAAAGCCAACTCATCCATTACTATTACAGAACGCCGTCCACCACGACCGAAGTTCGGATTTGAAGACTCGCCGTCTATCGTATTGTTATTTACTGGGTGTCTCACTGACATTGAAGCTCTGTGAAACTTCTCGTGGTAGCCTTGCAACATCCATTTAGGAAGTCTTGTAAGTGTGTAGTCAATCTTATAAAACAAGGTATCTGGATTTCCTGTCTTATCAACGTAGTCTTCTTTACGAGAACCGATTAAAGCGTTGAAGGATTCATCGAATAAGTAATGACGTGTAATCCAATTCATTAAAGTAACGGTAACTCCTACCGCTCTAGGCTTGTCTATAAACAAAGAAACGACCTCGCCGTTTCTACTTCTTTCTAATAAGGAATCTAGTAAGTCGTCTAATTGTTCTTGTTTCGGGTATAAGATGAAGGGTACGTTAGAAGGAACAATACGAGGGTCAAGCGTCCAACTAAATAAATCCGTCCAGAATGTATTATCTACCTGAGATTTCTTCATAATCAACGCCCTTAGTTCGGGATTGGTTCTTGCCTTATTTAGGATTCTAATCCTTTCTTTCTTATTTTCTTCGGGGTCAATTGGTATTTTCATTTTCTAGTATTTTAAACTTATTATAAGCCTCTGCTATGGTTTTTGCGTCCTGTAGATAAATGGCTCTATACTGCGGTCTTTCTTTTATCATATCCAATGAATTGTTGGTAAATCTTTGTTGTCTTTCTCCCATATATACCAAGCGTAGGATACTGCGTTGGACTTGGCGTATTTCTC